TTTTAAGTCGCTCATGGTGTTATGACCTTGTATCGTAATCAATATCTTGACAGGTTTTGCATTTCGGTTCTTCCGGTATCTCATGCATGGTTAGCGTGTAGCCTGTTTCCCGATTTTCAGCATGCCATGTGTGAAGAAAATCACATTTATCATAATTGGTGTCGGCTTGAAGCCACTCCTGCCAAAAATAGTAATGCTTCTTCGCATCTTCGGAATTGCTGAATGTTGCGCTGCGTTCCTTTGCCCCGATGCTCGGGTTGCTGTTGGTGATTTTAACGAGATATTTCATTTTACGATAGTTTCAAAAACGGTTTCATCTGTTTCATTGCATACAATCGACACAATACCGCCTTTGTAGTCGGCAAAATAAGAATCATTGCTTCCGTTGTGTAGTGCGATGTAATCTTTGCAATATTGCAGGGATGCGGTAAACCCTTTGTTGTTTGAGTTTTTTTCGTCGTTGCATACGACATCGAATGTTTGTGCTGTTGTTGTCATGTTGTTGTGTTTTTTGGTTTTTGTTGACACAAATATACATTCATATATTTGATTTGTGCAAATATAAATCAAATATAAAAGCGAAAAAATTCGCAATAGACTAATATTCAACACTATTATTTTCATAGTTGCGCCATCCACTTTTTAATAATCTGGTCTTCTCGTTTCATTTTGTTCTTGCCCAATATCTGCTCCTTAGTGTAATTAAACTGATTGTCTCTATTCCATGTGATGTTACCCTCCCAATCACACAGCAGAATGCGCTTTACCATGTACTTACAAGCTCCAATATCGTCCGTGTTACCAAACCTACTCCATTGGTATTCGAACAATCGCTTTAAATCCGGGTGAATGCTGTCCAAAAGAAAATCCTTGTACTCCTTCCAAGTGCGAAACCTTTCGGGTAATTCCTTGATGGAATACATAAGATTTTCTCTCGAATATATCGCTGCCGTATGAACACCTTGTAATCTTGCTTCAAGTTTTTCGTAAGTATTTGGTTCTAATTCTTGTAAATCAGAAAGACACCTAAATGCTTTTTCATGTATTAAATTGGAAACTCTCATGGTTCTAAGGTCATGACCCAGCATATACATCTTGTCGTATATTCGATTGTACTTAAAGCTTCCATCAATAAGATACTTCCAAATGTCCTTGTATTTCCAATCAATAATTGGATATGCCTTGTGTGGCTCGTTAATCCTGCGAAGCCAAAACATTTCAGAATCTTCACCGAATAAAACAAACCTCCTATCAGGGCTTTCTTCTGCCCTTAATCCTACAATAGAAATACTTCTACCGGGAAGTTTACGGAGGTTCTGCCCCACCCACAAGTTAAATTTGTGAAATCGCTTTGGGTATTTCCCTTCAATGTTATGAATTGCAATAGGATTACGCTCTCGAACCCATTTCTCGTTTTCGCCCCAAGCCCAAAGAAACAGCTGCTGATGGCTGGCAGCGTTAGTCATAAATATAGGTACTTGATACCATAACGGAATCACATTCGGTTGTTGCATAACCCATTCAATCAAATCAATCGTTGCTGTGTATTCAGCTTCTTGGTCTTGAAAATATACGATAAACTTTCGGTTGCGATGTTTTGCTTCCTCATTGAGCAAATGAAACAAAACCGTACTATCCTTGCCACCGGAAAAAGATAGCTGAATGTTGTCGTAATTGTCGAATAGGAATGTGATTCGTTTCTGTGCTGCATCCAGCACATTCTCTGTACCCCTTACTGCTGTTCTTCCCATGACTCAATATCTTCGCCAGCTTCTTTGATTTGTCGCTCGATTGAATACGGCACGCCTTTAATTTCAGAGGCTATTCCTTTCAAACCAATGAGGCGTTGTACTTCCTCTAAGGTCATGCCGAGTTCTTTCATGATTTTCAGCTCATCCCATCCCTGTTTGAGCATTCCGACCAGCGATGCTTGAAGTTCAACCTCATGCTTTCCTCTTGCTCTGTTGTGCCTGATGGTGGATGCCATGCGGTCGCTGATATCTTTTTCAATTACAGATACCGGAAGCATACCATTCTCACGCTGATAAATGTCTTTACGAGTCAGCATTATCGTATATCGGTGGAAACCATCAACGATAACATATTTATCCCTGTCAGCATCATAAAAACATACGACAGGCATTGTATAACCATCGCATTTAATTGATTGATAAAGTAAATCCATTTCACGCTTTGCAACATGGTTTGGATTGTAGTTGTTGGCTTCAATCTTTTCGATTGGTACAGGAATTACGCTGTACACCGGACTTTGGAATTTTGGTTTCATAGTTCCTTTTTTATTTGTTCTACACTTATTTGTTTGAAATATTCGAGAAGGTTTTCTTTTCGCTGAACATTTTTGTCTATCATCGTTTCTAACCCTACATTCCCTGTAAGGTCATAATAAATGCAGTCCTGTATCTGTCCTGTTCGGTAAGTTCTGCGCTCTGTTTGCTCACGCTGGGCAAAGTCCCATGTTTTATCCCAATACACGGTCACAGATTTGTGTTGTAGGTTCAGTCCATAAGTGTGCTTTCCGTAGGATAACACCGTAAGGTCGGGATACTTCTGTTTAATAGCTTCCCGGCTTGAAATATATTTGGTAAATACAATTACCTTGTTGGAATCATTCGCTTTCAGAATCTCGGACAATCTGTTGAATTTATCTTCGGCACAACAATATAGGTGCTGCATTTTTTGAGTCATTTCAAGAAATATGTTGTTGTTCTTCCATTGCATCATTTCGCTATCAAGGTATTTCGTTTTTAGTTCGTTGTACTGGTCTTTGATATCCTGCTCAATCTCGTATGGCATTACAATGTATTGCTTGCGGAGGTCAAGCTCCAAGTCGCATTCATACACATAATGCCTGATGATGGAATACAGATGGTCAACATTGTGAAACTTTGTAATCCACTCCTTAGTTTTCACAATGTTGCCGATACGCTTGGTTATCTTCTTCCATTCGCAGAATGTGCTTTTAAATTCAGCCATGCTCATGTTAAGAATTTTTGGTGACAAGAAATCCATTTGCGCCCAAAGGTCGAGTATATTTCTGCTTAATGGTGTTCCGTTTAAAATCAATTTGTATTCAGCAACCCTACCCAATTCAATAATGCGTTTTGTTCTGATGGCATCCCAATTCTTTATCTTCAGCGACTCGTCCACCACAATGAATGGTCGGGATGCGACATGTAACTCTCGTTGCAGCTCCAAAAATATTCGGTCACTACTAGACAATGATTCTATGCCCTCAATGCGAATGCCTGTAGCACCCCATTTGCACAACTCTTGCCGCAGATTGTCTTTTGTTTGGAACGGAGTCAACCACAATATATAATCACACCCATCAACAGAGCGGACAAGCTCGTATGCTGTCCGGGTCTTGCCTGTGCCGGGTTCCATAAATAACGCCCCTACTTTGTACGAGCGTAATTTCTCAATTGCCTTTGCCTGGTCATCTAACAAGGTTTCCATCAGGGAGGGTTTGCTGTGGTTCAATCCTTGCCGGTATATGATGCTCAAAAGTTTCGGCAATATCGGTTTCAGGTGGTGTGCCTCCAAACTTTTCCTCATACAACCAAATCGGAATGATACAATTGCCACCGAGCTTCTTGTTGGTGATAAAGTTCCAGCAGAATCGTTTTGGAAACCAATGCTCTGTCATTCCGAATTGAAGGAGGACGGCTTTTGCCGTTTCTCCTTTTGCCTTGTCAAACTTAATGCGAATCTTAGTTGTTGCCATCGGCTACCTCGTTTAATTCGGCTTTGAATTCTTCAATCTCTTCCATCACGGAATCAATGATGTCCTGCTGCTGTGATTTTATCCAGGCGAATGGCTGCGAAGGACATTCGATGTAGCAGCTAACTCCGAAGCTACCATCTTCCCGTTGATACACATAGGTTTTGGTTGTCATCTTTTTGGTATTGTATCCGCGGTCAATGTAAATGCGGCGGATATCACCTTTTTCCCAAAGTTTTCCGTTCAGCGCAGCGGCTAATGTTTCGAGTGTAATTGCTGTTGTTGTCATGTTGTTTGGTTTTTTGATTTGGTTTGGTTTGATTTGGTTTGTTATGGTTAATGCAGTGTAGACTGCTGCGTCCCGTGTAGTTTATTTATTTTTATACATTGTCTCCCATTGTTGTTATTCCTTTGCTTGCCAATTCTCTGTATTCTTTTGCTTTTTGTTTTGCTTTGCTTTTTGTCCAGTTGCCATCTCTTTCGTTTAACCAAATTCCGTTTAAATACTTTACTACGCGGAAATCTCCATACTTTTCGTTTTGCTCTACTTTGAATGTTACTTTTGAAGTTGTCATGTTGTTGTGTTTTTTGGTTTTTGTTGACACAAATATACATTCATACATTTGATTTCTGCAAATATTAATCAAATATAACTTGTAACTGCTTGAAAATCAAATAGAATAATTTACTGAACAATCAAAGAAGCAGCCAAAAAACCTGCACAAATGCCCCCAAAAACATACCATCCTGACCGCTTCGGAGGTAATTTTTGCACAAATGCACGCTCATCAATGGTTCGAGTGTAGATATTACTGTTGATGATGTGAATTTCGGCAATATCAGGACGAAACCACCTGCGTTTGTTTTCAACTTGTAGGGACAAATCATTGAATACGGTGAACCTCGCGTATATCGAATCTTTTCGGGCAATTATCCTGCCCTCGCTCCATTCATCGCACCATGATTTTCTCACCTCGAAGGTGTCGCAGTTTGCTGATGCTATCACCGTGTCAGGTATGAATACAAGCGAATCTCTTGTTACCATGCGAATCTTCACCGCTGCAATGGTATTCTTGTTCACTAATTTTTTTATGATGCTATCCTTACCATGTATCACATCTTCGATTGTACCTTTTGCAAGGGTAAGTTTTACTATCTCCCTGCCAAGTTCATCAATTTTTTTGTCTTTTGAAATCAGCAAAGAATCTGCAACCTCAACCGCGACAAGTTCACGCACACTCTCGTAATGCCAATAAACTGCAATAATGGTAAGCGATGCAATGACCGATAGGTATATCTTGTGAATAGTGTTCATATCAAAACAAATTTACGCAAAAAAAACCCGGTGAGAATCACTTCACCGGGCGAACCAAAAACCAACAGCATGCAATGCACTTCTGTTAGGTTGCAAAATTACTTTTTATTCTTCTTTGCTTTCAGAATTATTTTCAACATTGCTTTTTCCCTGTATTGTGTTGAATCCGGCATATCCAAGCCAGCCTACAACAACTATCATCAAATCCCCTGCGGATAATTTTTCAGACAACACACCTTTGAACAAAAACATTCCTGATGCAACAAGCATTGTCAGGAATATCGCAAACCTTTCAATGCGCTTGCTTGAAAATAGGCTTTTCTTGTTGCTGAATGTCATCAGGAATTCGTGCAGGAAATCATTCATAAGTCTTGTTTTTCGTGCTTAATGAATGAAAGAACCTGCTGAATGTTGGCATACATATGCTTGTCATCGCGTATCTTTTCATGTACGAATTGCTTTAGCTGCTGCAGTTCTTCTTTTATCTGCTGAATCTGCAACATCAATATCTCAACTCTGTGTTTGTGTTCTTCTTCAATCTTTGTGATGCGATTTTCATGCGCCTGAATCACTTTTGTGTTGCTCTTGTTGTCAGAGTTTAGCCTGTTGTAAATAATCGCAATTAGCCCCACTATAATTGAAAATGTGGCTGAAAAAATGAAGATGACAAGTGTAAGTGGTATCATGCTGACATTATGTAGTTGTTCTTAATTGTAAGAGTAACCATTTGCTTTTCGTTTGCTTTTTTTACAAGGTCGAACATCTGCTGCACAATTCCTGCGCAGTTGTAGATTGCGTTATTTTTTTTGTCTTGTATCTTTCCAATAAGTGGGCATCCTTCTGTGTGTGCAATGGTGTTTCCTCCGTGTATGCGTATGCCGCACGCATCTAATGACCTATTGCCAAACTGAATCTTCCCTTGCGGCACATTTAGCACATGCATCATTTCTTTTTTAAACCTGTTGCTAAATGATGTCGTTATTCGATATTCTCCTTCGGGTATGGCTGTTTTGCTGTACACATATTCGCCATTCGGTCGCACTTCATCCTCTAAGGTATATGCAAAATGCTTTCCGTTGAGGAATAATTCACCAAGCGTTGCAGCACTGCCTGGCGTTGTGATGTTGCGAAGAAGAAGAAATTTCATGGCTTATTCCAGTTCGATGGTTTCAAGTTTTATCAGCGTTGCCTTTGTTTCTGCAATTTCATTCTGATAGCGTACTACTTCGGCAAGTTCGCCAGCTTCTGCGGCTGATTTTTTTTGCTTTTCCAATCCTGCAATTTTGTTCTGCAGGATGTTGATGATTTCAGGTATTGTCATTGTTTTTAGAATATCATTTGTCTTTCATGAAGGACTGATGTGTTCAGGATAAAGTACAGGTAAGGAATAACCGTTGCACCATCGGTATAAAGGTAAATGTATGCAGTATTGCCTACCACCGCTGCACCTGATGTATTTCTTAGTGTGCCGAAGCCATCCATCTCACCTGTGGCAACATTCAAACGATACCAGCGCAAAGTAGCATCCTTTTGGATGTAGATAAAATTGCCATAATAGGCGTATTTCGACCCCGTGCCGAACACTTCTGAGTTTGGCGCTACCGTAACACCACTTACCCATGTATTCGCTGCTATATCGTAATAATCCAGAACCATACCTGCACCACCTCTGAATGAATAAATTCTTTGCCCATTTCGGATGGTGTTTTCAGTTGTCCAATCTGTTTCAGTCACACCCCATACCCAATGTGCGCTCATCCCTCCTGCTGGTGCAACTGCTCGCGCTGCTGTTGGTGATAATGTTGACCATGAGTTGGTTGTTATGGAATAACGATAAATCGTTGGTACTGCCGAACCCATGTAGTAAATGAAATCGTCATTACCTTCAATGGAGTAAACCGAAGTATTATCTGGTTGCGTTGTCCATGCTGTGCCAACGGTGATAACGGTTGCTGTGTTGGAAGAGATTGTCCTTATCTGACCCGCTCCCGTGCCGCTAACAATTCTTATCTGATAGTTCGCCCATTGGTTTGTGTTCCAATTCTTACCTGTGTTGGTAATCGTTGAACCTGCTCCTGCTGTGGCTGTGCCTGTCGCAAACGAAACATAAGCACTTCCCTGATATGATGGTGTTGTGACTAAGCATGAATCTGTTGCAATCGTTCCGGGCAAT